CCTTAGAAGTTTACACAAAAAAATTTTTAAAAACTGTTGGATTTAGAAGGTTATATGACACAGACGATTAAAATTATAGAACAAGACATTATTTTTCTAAGTTATGATGAGCCTAATGCAGAAAAAAATTATGCAGACTTGTTAACTAAAGCACCTTGGGCAAAACGTGTTCACGGAGTTAAGGGCAGTGATGCGGCACATAAAGCCTGTGCCGCAAAGAGCGAAACAGAATATTTTGTTACAGTAGATGCTGATAACATTGTAGATCCTAATTTTTTAAACATCGAAGTTGATCTTGATAATTTGGGACTTACACCGGAACATGTGTTTAGTTGGTGTGGTAAAGTTCATGTTAATGGCCTTATGTACGGCAACGGCGGATTAAAAATGTGGACACGCAAATTTGTAAACGAAATGCGTACCCACGAAAATAGTGAAAAAGGCGACGATCGAGGCAAAGTAGAATTTTGTTTTGATGACAAGTATTATCAATTCAATGAAAATTATAGCGAGAGTTTTACTAATGCTACACCATTCCAAGCATGGAGAGCAGGATTCCGTGAAGGTGTAAAAATGAGTCTCGATCAAGGATCAAAGGTTTCTGATGTAAAACGTGTATGGTGGCAAAATTATCAAAGACTTATTATCTGGTGTAATGTTGGCGCCGATGTAAAAAATGGTCTATGGAGTATAATGGGGGCTAGAGAAGGGTGTTATAAAACTAATTGTACAGATTGGGATTATAGTGAAGTAAGAGATTTTGAATGGCTTACTAATTACTGGAACGAAAATCATGCACAGGTTAGCGATCCCGAGAGCTATAGCAAATATTTAGGAAAAGAACTTAGAGAACTTTGTGGAATTGAAGTAGCTGATTTAGATAGCGATGCATCTAAATTTTTTAAAACAGCCTTTATTAACACAGATAGAATTATAAGAAAATAATATGTTATCTGAAATCTTTTTTATAGATTACGGAACCAGTTGGTCTAATCAAAATTATGAAAGGCTTAAGGTTAGATATCCGTTCGCTCGAAAAATTAACAAAGATAGTTTAGAAAATATTTTTGCACTAACAGCAAAGAAATCAAACACACACCAATTTTGGGTAATAGACGGATCTATTAAAATTTTTCCTTATTTTAGTTTAAAATATGAAGTCCCTCAATGGGATTACAAATATATACATACTTGGAAAACTTGTATAGATTTTAAGATAAGATCCGAAGGAATATACCTTCTTACAAAAGATTATGACGGATCATATAAAAACTTTAATAAATTAGCCGGATATGAGGGAACAAATTTTGATATAGTTTTTATATCGTATAACGAATCTACAGCAGATGAAAATTATAAAAAACTTTGCTTACATACAAATAGGAAAATACTGAGAGTACACGGAATAAAAGGAATCCATAATGCTCACAAGGCTGCAGCAGAACTAGTTAAGACTGAAATGTTTTGGGTAGTCGATGCAGACGCTGAGATAGTGCCAACTTTTAAATTTAACTATAAACCTCGACGATGGGACTTTGACCAAGTACACATATGGCGGAGCAAGAATCCAATAAATGGATTAGAGTACGGTTACGGCGGAGTTAAATTGTTACCTAGGTGTCAAGTCCTAAATATGAATTTAGAATCTGTAGATATGACAACAAGTATATCGTCAAAATTAAAAGTGATGCCAACAGTAAGTAACTTAACTGTTTTTAACACTGATCCGTTTTCAACATGGAAATCAGCTTTTAGAGAATGTGTAAAGTTATCAAGCAGTATTATTGACGATAATTCAATTAATAATGAGAGATTAGACGTTTGGTGCACTCTTAATGAGGATGTGCCTTTCGGATTTTATGCGTATCTAGGAGCACAGTCTGGACGTAAGTACGGCAAAGAAAATGCCTCCAATAAGGAGGCATTAAATAAGATAAATGATTTTAACTGGCTAGAAGATCGTTGGCAAGAGGAAAAATTGCAGATATCACCTTAGCACAAGCAATAGCAATTTCTTGATGTTCTTTTTGTGTGCCATTGCCCGAACGTAGTTCAATAAAGTGTACCCATGAGCGTAGTGTACCATTCATATACAGACGACTTTCTGTTAAACCTTCCGGTAGTACGGCGCGAGCTTGTTCTTTAGCAATACCGTGTTCAGTTGCCCATTTATATGCTTCTCGAGCCGCTGCAATTACATTTACTTGTTTAATTTTCCATTCAGATTGTAATTCGTGATCGTCTGTTTCTATACTGTTTTGCCTGTTTTTTGCATCTTGTAGCCTTGCTTCTCTAAGTACAAAATTGAGGTCTTTAGTAGGGTCAGCATATCGCTGGCTGAATTCTTGGAAACTGAAACTTCTGTGTCTAAGGATTTGACGGGCAATGTCTCTCGAAGTTGTAATCTCCAAACAGGCTGAGACCATTTCAAGTGGGCTCCAGTGTTGGTGTTTGACCAAGTATTTGATGAGCTTGTCTGATGTCTCTGTGTTGAGTTGATTTGCTGGATTGGAAACACGGGCGCAATACGCAATGAGTTCCTGCGCATCGTCGATACCCAAATTTGCAAATTCGTCTGTAGGCTGGGAGTAGGATACAAGTTTAACATAGTATTACTAATCATGTCTTTTTTCACTCTTTCTGTGTCTAATCTAAAGTCAACATTATCAATTTCGCTTTCATATGAGGAAAGCATTTCCTTGAGATGTTTTTCAAAACTATCCCAATCCGTAACGGCCCTGTTATCTTCCCTTAAATTAATTTCCCAAACTTTACTATTTCTAAAAGTAACTGTAATTGATTCTAAATATTGTATAGGGACTACATTTAATGTAATCTCTCCAAATACTTCAGGCCAATGTTCAATGACATCCTTGGGAAATTTCTTCCCAATGGTCACGCTTTAACAGTTTCTTTTTTCTTTGTAGGAACTAATTCTTCAGCCATTCTTCTTAACTGAGCCGCCTCTTTGCTTAGTCTATCTGCATCACTACGGTACTTACGGGCAAGATCCTCGTCAGTAAGCGGTGCATTAGATGACTTAGCCATCGAAGATGTTGTCTTTGAAATGTCTTCTTTTTCTTCAGGCAAATCCTTTACTGTAGCAAGTTCTTGGATTTCAACATTTTGTTTTGGATCATCCTTGATAGCAAGATCTTGTACACTAATTCCGCGTTGTTCTGCAATAAGCTGATTCAAGTCACTTAATAGGATACTTGTTTGATTATTAGGAATCATTTCAACTTTATCAGTTGGCACCTTAGATAATAGACCCTTTACATGCAAACTTGGCAACATCGTCGAGCCATCTGGAAAAAATGATCTTGCAAGTACCTCGGCAAATTCATATGCAATCTGAGCCGCATTAGATTCGACAAGATTAATAAGAGCATTGTGATAGCTATCGTCTAAATTTTCAGTAGTAACAACTAGACAGTTAAATGCATCTCCCGGTAGTGTTCTAAATACTACTAAACATCTTCTTCCATTATCTTTAATTCTACCTACGTGTTTTAAATTTTCCATAATTAGGCTCCGGGTGCGCCTGCAGGTGGTTGATTACTTTGTTTTGCTACCGTATTTAGAAAGTTACTTAACTTATTATATACTTGGCCAACAGTCATCATTTCAGCAGGTTTAAATGCTCCTCGTGAACTAGCAACATCAATAATTGATTTCATAGCACTAAGATCATTAATAGTTAAATCCTGTGATTCTTGTTGTGTCTGTGTATCTGCCGCGGGTGCGGTTGTTTGGTTTAGTTCGTCCATAATACCTCCTTAGTAGTATATGATTATATATGCTTATAATTTATCAATTATGATAAATGTGGACAAGCTAATTTGAAATAGCTTAGTTCTTTTTCTTGTTCGAATCCAATTTTTGTGACAAATACGATAGTATTGTCTACGAGATCTACAGCTTGACCAATGTAATATCTGCTATTTAAATTTGAATAAATCCACTGGTCCAGTGTCTTAAAATGAATCGGACTATATTTTTGTATTAATGTGTAATGAAAATGATGCGCCGGAAAAGAGACTTTTCTCAAATCCAGCGCATTAAGCGAATTAACCTTACCTGCCTTAAGTGACATTTATTTTTTAAATTCGTAATAAGCATGAGAACCGAATGGCGGGACAATAGTGTTATTACCGTGAATAATAAAAATAGTATCACAGTAATGCTCATCGCCCCAAGATCCAAAAGGATATCCGTCAGTGAACATGATAAACTTTTTAGGATTAATGTCGTGTTCTTTCATATAATCCCAGTTTACCATAAATTCAGTACCGCCTCCGCCAACGGGTTGATACTCGTCGAACTCGTCCATTGAGTATCCGTCGTAGTCTTTTTCAGCATAAACATCGGTATCAAAGCACCACAATTTAATTTTAAAATCTTTGTACTCTTGCATAATACCTTTGATTTCGCTTAGGAAGTCTTTAGCCTGATCGTCGCCAATTGAACCACTCATATCGATCCCAACACAGATATCAATAGTTTCGTCATAGTTGGTACCAGGAAGAATGGCATTCATATGCCAGGCCTTGCGATTAGGACGCATAAAGGTATAGTCGTTTTTAATAA